ATAAGATGCATACAATTCGAAATTCTTATCAACATTAACAAATTGTTGGTCTGATTTTGAACCTTTTTCAACACGGCCAGTTTCTATTTTTGGACTTTCTGAATTACTTAAGTGTTGTACGTCATAATTCATTGTTATATTAGAACTAGCGTTTGAATAATATACATCGGGTGCTCTACCAGACCAGTTTGGTCCATACACTCTTGTTGATTCATACCAATCATAAATATAAGTACTCAAATCTTCTTTAGTACTTTCTTTAAAAAACTCTATTTTGACTCTACCATTATTTGCAATTGCGTTTTTATTGCTAGTTGTATCATCAACTTCATATGTATCAAATAAAAATTTTTTATCATCATCTAAAAATCTGTCTAGCCACACTCTTTCACCTGGTCTAAGTACTAAACCAGAACTAGTTTTTGCACCATTAAGAATAATTTTAGCTAAATAAACATTTGATGTTGGGTTGTACAGTTCTATCTGAAATTCTGTACCTGAGGTTAGATAAATGTTACCATTTTCTACTGGTAATAATTGCTTACTACAAGCAACTCTTGCTGTTGGAACTGCATTAATTAATGCTTTGTTCATTTTTAATCTCCTTTAATTTTTATTAATTTACCTTTCTCTTTATGACCAAAAGCCACTAAAAGTGCATATAGCACTCGAGAGCGATAAAAATAGATTAGTTATGTTTTAATAAATATAGTTTTAGATTTAATTAAGAATCAAACTTAATAATGAAATTCATATCAACGTCACTTCTCTTAGGTATTGGAGTAGCTAATTTAGCAACTGCTAATAATTGATTACTGTCATCATATAAACCAACTGAAGTAATATATGGTGTAAAATCAGAACCAGTTGCAAACTCTTTAACATTACCATATTTGTCTTTTTTTATAGTTGGATTTGTAGTTGTATTATATTGATCTCTTCTCACTTTACATATGAATTCATTTTCATATATCTTCACAGTCGATCTGTATGATATGTCAAAACCATAATCTGTACCATAATCAAATTGACCAGTTTCACCAAGAAATACATGTTTGTATTTTGGTCTATAATCACTTATTACTGCAAATCCCAAATGTGGAAATAGATTACCAATTACATTTGTTTGATATGCACTTCCAGAAAAGTAATTATTGTTAGCTAAACTACTTATTTGATCCTGTGTCAATGCAGTATTATATATCCTTATTTCGTCTAATGAACCACTTACTCTTCCATCTGTATTAGTTCTAGAACCTATATAAAGATCATGATTATTCACAGTAGAATATGTTACATCAGCACTACCGGTATTATCTAATACAGCATTAATATATATTTCCATATTAGAACCTGTTTTCTGAAACAACAAGTGGTTTTCACCAGCAGGTAATGCAATCGAAGAAGTAACAGTTCTTTTGTTAACACCATCGCTTCTATTGAATATCATCTTCCCAGCATCTAATACACCTAGATGTGTATACATTTCTATATCAAATGCATATTTACTAGTAGGTCTTAATGAAGCAGTTTCATGAACTACGTATGAAGGATCATATACACTGTGATTTTCAATATATCTCTTAGTTAATATACCAACAGTATTGCTGTCTGTATATGCTTGAATTGGTGGTATATCAACCCACATAGAAATTGCATAATCTTCTTCAGCAGAAAATGATATGTCTTTTGTATTTTTTACTTTTATATAACCAGTTCCGTCAAAATTTGCTTTAACACCAGAAGCTTCTTCAACATCACCTGTTGTTTTTATACCACCTGAAAAACCAACATTTTGATAATATCCAACTAATTCGTAATTGTGAGTGTTTTCATAACCTATATTTTTAGGTATACCATTAGCTATACTACCCTGTTCAGATGTTCTATTTATCTCATCATATTTTTCATTAAAACCCCAATAAGCAACAAGACTAGATTGAGTAGCAAAACTTCCAGTAAATATGTCAACATCTCTAATGTTCCCATAATCATCTGTCTCAGCAATAACATTAGCTGCCCCTACTGGACTATAATCATAAAATGAGAATGTTCCTGGCTGTACTTTTCTACCAAATCTAACTTGTGGTATAGAAAATATACTAGCAGTTGCAAATAGACGTTTTTCCATCAATGGGTGAGTATAAAAATCAGTATAGTCTTCATAAAACATATTTTCTACACTTGAATATATAAGCTTTTGATAACTACCATCGAGATTTTTAGGCTCTGAAACTACATCACTATTAGAAGAGCTTATTGGCAATATATTATCGATGTATATATTTCTGAGCTGATACAGTCCTTTATATATACCATATCCTTTTTCTGAATTAGAGTAATTTTCGTGTGTAATGTCAGAGAACAACTTAAACGCTTCAAACTCATAGATGTTTTTATCACCATCATATATGTTTGTGTATACTCTATATTTTGACATAATCTATTTTCCTGTTCAGTGCAAAAAAAAGCTCCAAATGGAGCTTGAAAAATGACGCTTCTCTAGGGCCGTCAGCCGCGTTCTATTACCTTAAAAGTCGAGCTTAACTTTCACTAACGCTTCGTTGCTATATGATTTCAAAATAGGTTGACTAGTTTTTGCAACTGCTAATAATCTATTTCTTGAATCATATAAACCTATAGTTGTTAAGAAAGTTTTTGGGTCGCCTATCATATCTATATGTCTTATAGAGCCATATGGTCTATCACCGTTACTTTCGGTAACATAAAATGTAGGATTGTTGCTAAAGTTAAACTCACCATTCATAACTCTAACGAAATAATGGTTTGAAGTTATTCTTTCTACGTTTCTTGCAGTAAAAGCATAATTTGAATCAATATCTTTTGCAGCATCCATTGCAGCAAACATCTTTTTAGCATTCTCACCTTCGACGTTTGAGCCAGTTTCTGTACCAAAACCAACATAAGTATCTAACATAGGACCATCAAACAATAATATACCTAAATCTGGATATGCTAAACCATAAGCAGCTAAATTATATATACCATCAGATAAAGAACCGCTTACTAAGCTATAAACTCTGCCTGTTGCTCGCGAAGAATATACAGTTTGTGAAGTATCACCACTGTCATCAATAAATGTATATACATCACCAGAACCATCTGGTGCAAATGCGCCATCTAGTTTAGCTAGATTTATTTCCCAGTTACCAGGGTCGATTTTATTTCTATATCTTGATCTATTAATATTCACAAAATAATAAAAATCAGATTCAGTACCACCTACACTTATTGCTGAATTTAGATCATCATTTAAAATATTCTTATATTGAGTATAAGTAGCCTTTGTTGGATAGTCGTAGTTTGTTATTGTACTACCACTTCCCCAAACATGACCAAACGCAAGAGAGAACTGAGCTTCTGCATTGTCTGCATAGCTTTCACTTTGGAATATTTCTAAATAATATCTTTTTTGGTTTGTTGTTTGTCCTGATGAAGTATAGTAAGTTATCAAACTACCCTCATTGTTGCTCCATATACCAGCTGTCACATACTCAATTTGATTTTCTACTATATCAGTCTCTTCGTTAAAAGACTTATAAGCTTTCATAACCAAAGCAGTAGGTGGAGCGGGTTGAGAAGTGTTTGTACCGCTAGTTCCATTAGGATCTGTAAATCTATCATTTACATCTGAAGTTGCCATATTTTTTTATTCCTTGTTAATTTTCTTTTTACATGTCATTTTGGTTATCATCTAATAAAGTGTCATCCACAGTTGTCATCTTCATAAGAGTTATTAAACAATAGTCCATTGCACCAGTATTATTTCCATATACAAACAGTTTAGCATCTCTAGTTTCAAACGGATTGTATAGTGCTGTCACTGTGAATTTTTTACCTACAGCAAATACAGTAGTAGGTGAAGCACCTTCAGACGGTTGTTGATTTGTTGGATAACCAGATATAGTTGATCCCGGTGGAACTGATAAAGACACCATTGTGTTATCTGTCAATATAGCAGTATAACCACTACTATCATATCCATTTGATGTAGAAGGTGTAATTGTAGCTTTTTGATTTTTTGTTCTCAAAACAACTTGTGTCGGAGAAACATCAAGAACCGGTACTTTTGTTCTAGTTTTTGGCATGCTGAATAATTTATATCTCATAGTATAAGTTTCATCAGGTATTGCTTCAACTAGTGGTAAGCTTTCTATAGCTATACCATAATAATCACTTCCCAAAGGGTGAGCTGGATTCCACAAACCATAATCAATTTCGTCATCGGCTAATGCAAATTTTGTAATTTCAAAATAGTTTTTCCCTCTTGACAATAATTCTCTACCTTTATTAGTAATGATAGCATCAACAGTAATTGTTGAATTATCTAAATAGCCCATTTTCGTTCCTTAAGTATTTGTTTTTTAATAAATATAAAATTTAATTTAAAATAATCATTATTCGACATCTAAACTTCCATCTTCGCTGTAATCACTGTAATTTATTTGATTTGGGTCGACTCTATACACACTTACGACTGGACCACCATCAATAGTTTGCAAACTATTTTCGTTAATAGCAGTGCCTACAAGTTTGCTTCCTCTGTATAGACTATTTAAAGCTCCAGCCGGCTGTGACCTGAAATCTTGTACTTGAGCATATCTCAGCGATGATGAGTAAGGCATCATGAGTGATGCACTTTCATATGTATCATAAAAATATACTCTTTCTCTCAACATACGTGAGCTTCTTTGATTTAATACTACACTACCAGTAGGACTATATCTATCTCTTGAATTATATACATTATAGAAAAATGGATTAGAATCAAATCTAGATTTAGACTGATCTAATATTGCATTTGAATGTTTATAAACAGATGGTGATCTGAGACCCATATTAGTAGTTGATTGTTTTAACATATACTCTGCACTTATATTTGCCACCATAGCAGAAACAACAGCATCTGGTATAAAACTAAGATATTCACCAGTTATGCTTCTTGGTATATTGTATTCAATCTCTGCTTCATAATAACAATAATAAGCATATATGCTCCAATCTATTCCCATCAAATCCAAAGTTCCAGAATACATTAAATATTCAGTACTTGCAGCACCAAAATTTCTAATCTTACTTCTTTCTAAAACATGTGGCTCTATTGTTAAACCTAAAATTTTGTTAGTTCTAGCAGGTAATAAGTTTCTAAGCTGATCAAATAAAGAGAAATCGAATATACTTACTGCTCTTATATATTCAGCTATATTGTTAGAACTAGTATATTTTTTCCAATATTCATTTGCAAATCTTCTAAGGTCTGGATAGTAATCTAAATTTATATGTGCGGGGTCGCCAATATAATCATCTAAATTAACATATCCAAATTGACTGTATATATCATCATTAACTTTATCTTGATGTGAAAAGTATATACCAATTCTGTTTGAATCTACGGGGTGATTTGTAGTAGAAGGCTCTGATATTTGATGTTCTCTTCCAAGAATGCCTTCTGGCATATATGTATCTATTCTTATTTTGTCTGTGTATATATTGTTCCCGCCTACACTCGGACCAAACAGACTTTGATAATCTTCAATCCCAGTAAATGATTCGCTAGTAAACCCATAAGCAGATGCTGTTAATTCTGTAACACTATTCCAAAATGTTGATATGTTTTGGTTTGGGTGCACAGAAGGTATACTACTAGTAGCAGCAATATCATATTTTTGTGTATATTCTATTCTATAATTTAACTCATCATATGAACCAGTTTCGTGATTAGAAGAATAAGCCATCTGTGACAATGTATGCTTCTCCATAACACTCTGCGATAGTGGTACTGACCAATATCTTATTTCTTGTACAGAACCGGTATAATAATTTGAGTTTGCTATATCATTATAACCTGCTCTTAAATAAGAATCGCTAGCCCAGCTAGTATTTAATGCTGAAGTTTCTGAACCAGTTGCATATATGCTAGCACTTACAAATTCTAATACTTTTCCATATTTTTCTTTTGAATATATTAAATCATATATGTTTTCAACTGCTACGTTGTCTTCAGAGACTCTTCTTCTTAAAAAAATATAAGCTGGTTCACCGTCAAACAGATACACATCTTCTATAGAAGCTGTAAAATAATCACTAGTACCACTTAAATAAAAATTTATATTTCCCTTATTTTGAGAACCAGTGTGTTGAAACTGTACAAAGAAATCTGGTGTCGTAGTGTTTTTCTCTACAATCGTCTGATATTCTCTAGTAGAATAATCATATTCTTCGTCATCGTAGTTTAAAAAACGCAACGCAACAGTATCTGGATAACTTCCAGTATCATTAACTTTCTCAACTTTTTCCCAAGGTGTTTCTATATAATTAGTTGCACCATCTAGCTCTAGTATATATTTAAATGTCGTAAATTTAAAATTAGGTTCATCATTTCTTTTACTTGGACCGCCATATTCTCTAATTCTTAAAATACTACTCGGAACACCATAGCAAGATATCATTGATCTTATAGCTCTACTGGTACCTTTCGTTTTAAGTAAAAATGGTAAATTATTGTAAATTCTCTTCCAAACCTCTTTTGTTATGTCTTCATATGATTTTGAATACAAACTTCCAGTATTGAAAACGTTGCCATATTCGTCAACACCAAGAGTGTAATTCCAAAGATCACTACCTTTATTTCCACCATGTAATTTCCAACCATAATCATTTGTCACAGTGCTAATCATATCCATTGGAATACCGTCTTTTGGATGTTCTTCTCTGCTATACATAGAAGTCAAATGACGAATATATGTCCACAGTATATCAAAGTGGTGTCCGAGCATGTCTGTAAATAAAATGAAATCATCGTTATCAGTATACTGTATTATGCCTGAAGGTATATTGTTTGAAAGTCTATCTAAATTTTCTCTATCATATTCATCAGACAGAAATTGTAAATTCTCAAAATAACTAACTGATGTTGGGTGGTCAGATGCATATAGTCTATACTTCGGTACTATTCTTGTAACATTTAATATATTTCCATCACCTTGTCTTATTTCGTTTGTTTGATTCCAAGTATATAAAGACTCTAACCAGGGTTCTGTAGCTGATCCTGAATTTATGTATTTTGGCCAGGGTTGAACAGAGCCGGTTATGTGTGTGTATATACTATCAGAACCAGTTGTATAATATAGATATTTTTCGAAATCATCAAAACCAGCAATCACTTCGTTTCTTTTATTAAATGAATCTATAATGTTGTTAACTGTACTACCAGTAATTTCTGTTAGATAAGTTAGCCGGCTGTTATAAAATTCAACAAGTTCTAATTTGTACTTGAAATTTGCAGTTCTTTCAGTAGCAGAACTGAAATGTATAAATTCATCAAATGTTGAATAATCTATGTTTAATTTTATAGTATCTAAACTGCCGCTAAAATACTGATTAACCAATTGCTGTGAAGTTATTAAATTATTACCCAGCAAAGAGTTCCAACTTTCGTAATCTGTCTCTAAACTATTGTTATCATTTTTTATGAAAAAGTTTGGTCCTCTTAGTCTAAATATATCTTCTACTATTACTCCAACTTTATTAATAATTACATTACCTACTAATGGTTTTAGCAATTCAAAATTAATCCAAAGTCTGTCTTTTTCTTTAAAGCTTAAAGGGAGAGGCTCGTATAGTTTTATAATTAATTCAGTAAAGTCTTTTGAAAATATAGCATTTACACCTAATATACATTTATTGTCACCAAAGTTTAAAACAAAATCATCGGCATAATCTTTTACAAAAGCAGTATCTGAATATATTCTCAACCAAGCTATTTCTAGCTCTACTTGTTCTTCAAACGTAATACTATTTTTGATTGCTTTTTGTATAATAGAATTTCTATAAGCAACAGCTTGTGGTGTTGTATTTGTTGATACATACAAACGGTAGTAATAAGTTCCATCTAATGTATACTTGAAATTTTTAATATCAGTCAAAATATTAGAAGAAGTCTTGTTAGCAATTGCTAATCTAAGTTCTTTTCTTGTATTAGATATTTCTTTTATGTATAAATTATTATATGTATTACCTACAGCTTTTCTAAAGTAGTTATATACAAACTTATAGTCACCATACTCTGCATCTACATATTTTATATCTTTAAGTAGTCTAGAATATATCTGATCATCATTCCATAAATCCCAATTAGCAGAATCGAGATTTGAATTTATTATATTGCCACTAACGTCATATAAGTGAAATTCTACATAATCTCTAATATTTTGTGGGAAACTACTAGCAAGCGCATCGAATTCGATAAGTTTTAAATCTTCATCGGTATATCTTTGAGCATTTTTAACACTTCCAAAAATATCTAACTCTTCTGTATTTTTATAGTATTTTAACATATTATCTTGCTAGCATGTTTTTTATTCTTTTGCCTAATTTATTTAATGTTCCGCTTGGACCTTCATCTGGATGATCTACTTCACCATCATCTGTATCTCGCAAAACATCTATAACACCAGTTAATACTAACGTTTCAGTTTTTATTTCAGATACACCTTGATTAAATATTTCATATGTACAAGAAACTGTTATATCATCTACTCCCGGAACGTCGTATACAACAGTTACTGGATTTTCAGTCGAGGCGTTTGGTATTGCTTTTGATAAATCCCATTGCCAAGATTCTGCATCTTCGCCTACTAATTTTGCGTATAAATAAACAGGCGAATCTAAATCTACTTCATGCATCATATTAGTGTAAGCAGGAATATTATCTACAAATACTTCTATATGAATATCTTCAGGTGTTGGTGGTGGTTCGCCAAGATAGTCATTTACGTTTTCTAAATTTATATCAGCACCTTTAGTAAACTTGTCAAAATAACCTCTATAAAAAGCTTTGCTTTTTTTATTATAATTTAAAGATATATAATCGTATATTCTTTCTAAAACATCACCTTCTTCAACTATTCTATGATATTTTATAGGATTAACAGAAACAGAATCGCCTCTATTAACTCCAGAATGTTTCCATACTAAATATTTATCTTCATCTCTTATGTGAAACATCATATCACCGTGCATACTAGTTATTGGTTTTGGCCCAAGGTTTTCTAAATGACCACCAAAAGGTATTTTATTAAATTTAGCTTTTTCAAGCTTTTCAACAAAATCAGAATATGTTGGCCAAGTTGTTTTATATTCCAAACTTCTTTGTTTAGCCAATTCTACAAAAGTATGCTCGTCTGGTATTCTTTTCTTTTCATTAACAGCCACAAGCCCATCACATAAATTAGGCTCAACACTTTCAAACACTAAATATCTTTGATAATCTTCTGGTATAACTTTTATAAATGTTCCCGCAGGTGGATTTTGAGAATTCAATAGTTGCACATATCCATTTGTAAGCTGTTCACAGTTGTCATTCATAGACAAAATAGTTTCTTCTAATGAACCAGTTGTTTCTTCTAACCCTAAATTGTCTATTTCTAAACCAATTATAATATCTTTAGCATCTCTCAACTCTTCTTTTAAAGCAGCTATATTATCTTCCGTTTCTGGATAAAACTTAAGTTCTGTTATTTTTGTATCAATTACTTTTACATATTGATTGTAAATAAACTTACTAGTAATCAGATCACTAAACACAGCATCAGACTCGGAATTTTCATCTAATATTATAACACCAACACTGTTAGTAGGTGCTTCAAAACTTTCCATATTTGTACTGTTTGGTACTCTAGCGTTTGCTGCTTGATCAGACATTACTTAATCACCTTAAAAATTAAATTATTATCATGATATTTAATTGTACTACCACCATCTTCTACTGTTTTAAAAACTAACTTATATTGTCTTTCTGGGAAGAATTGATCTGTCCATAAATAAAAATAATTACCTGCAGTGTTTGCAGAAATTTTTGTATACTCATCATCAAATGGTATTATCACTTCTCTAGTATGTGCATCTCTTATTTCGTAATAAGAAGACGTTGGCAATAGATGATTAGTTAAATAAATAGAACTAGTACTATAAGTTCTTGTTGGATAGTTTTCTCTACAAGATATTTTTATTTTTGCTTTTTCGCTGTTACCATATATTGATCTAAAGTTTTTAGTATAAATCAAATAATCGTTTCCACTAATTTGGAATAAACTACCCGAATTCCAAGATGAATCATCCCATCCAATTTCTAATCTTGGCACATAAATAGTGTGAGTGTCCATCGAAAAATACTTTGAACTACCATAATCTATTTCATCTGATTCTTCAGCATCTGTAAGTTTAATTATAAACCCCTCATTTGGTATCGAGCCATCTAGCCAAGAATTAACTATATCTGTAACATCAGCTCTTATATCGCCAGTTTCGAATGAGAATGATTGAGAAGCTCTAGAACTAGTATACCAAGTTCCGCCACCGGCAACAGTACTCCAAGAACCAGTCGTATTTAAATTATATGTATCATCGTCGTTTAACCAAACATCATCAGTTCCCATACCAGTTTTATAATACCAACTAGCACCTTCATTTGTCAAAGGTGTGTCGTCTTGTCTGCCAACTCCCTGACTCCAAGATTGAGAAATGGGATATATATCAAATGTATATTCTGATGTGATTTCTTCTGCTTCTGTAATTCTCATGTTGAGAAAGAATCTGGGATTGTCGATAACACCACTAACAATAGACGAGCTTACTTCGGCTAAATCAAATTTAACTAACATTCTTGTATTATATTGACTGTCGTCGATTATGTCTTTTGTTACTTCTAACACAGCATCTATTCCGGAATTTCTTGTACTAGAATATTCTTCTATAAATGTATCATGTTGTGGAAAAATTGAATAAATCATATTCTTTCTCTAATTAGTAGTTTATTACTCTGCCTTTTATGTCTTTGTTTGGATATTTTACTTCAAATATGCATGGGTCCATTGATGGATAAACAACACCATCTTCAGTAGCTATACTGAGATCATATACATTACCTGAATAACCATTATCTTTATTATATAGATTATTGAAAGTAATACTGTTAACAGCTCTCACACCTTCTACACCCATAAGTGTAGTATATACTTTTGATTTTAATATTGGTTGGTTTATTTGCCACTGTCTGATGTTAAAATATTTTTTCATTTCATCAATACATCTAAGCAGTATTTCGTTGCTATTAAACTGTGTATATGTCATAACTTCAAAATTAACACCTATATTGACTATAAATGCATCTCGTATGTTAACAGCATCAGTAAGCATTCTATTAATAGATAAATAGTTTTTAATGTTGTCTTTTATAGCAGCATTTGTAGTTGTCAATTTACCTTCGTGATCATAACCGAGAACATATAAATTTAAAGCGAGAAGATTGCTAACTATACCGCTATCTCTTCTGTTTATATATATCATATCATCTTGAGCTATATAAGCTTTAGATATTGCGCCATATTTAGCCGGCATAGAATATATACGTACAACATAGTCTTCTCCAGTAACAGTTCTGTTTTGACTAGCAAAATTAGCTAATGAATTATTAACTATTTCATCTATATCTTCTTTGTTTTTCGCACCAGCAGCCGGCTGCTTGTTAACACATGATAGTGAAGACAATACAGTACTCATCTTTCCAGAATCTAAATTATTACCAGCAAATTCATGTGAATAGCTAGTGATATCTGTCAACTCACCTGATCTAACATTGTCTTTTAAACTATTGCCAACTAAATAACTTATAGTAAGCGTAGTATTTGAAGGTGCAATTCCATATGTTTTTGTATATAAGAAATTTGAAGGATCAAACGAACTCTGTACACCATTAATTATTCCCGGTAATGCACTACCAACTAAAGTAGGATCTGGTACTAATTCTTCATCGTAATCAACTGATTTGCCTGAACCAAATTGTATTTCTAACTTACCATCAGCTCTAAATCTAGTAACAAATCTTCTAGATGTTTTTATAAGTTTAAGTAAATAAGGAGTCGAGTTTCTATGCATATAATAATCTGGATCATTTGCGGTTATATTTTCAACACTTTCAAAAACAGTATCTTGTGCTAAATAAGGTACTTCATACCAAGTATTCCCATCAGAATCTATAATTGATAAAATTCTAATTATATTAGTATCATTAATCAAAACTTTGTCATACTCTTTTGGTTCCGTAAAACCAAATTGAATGTCTTTAACCTTACCACTATTTGCTTTCACATATTTTTTCAGCAAATAAAATGTTGGCTCATTAGTCACATCATTTGTTTGGTATACCGTAACTGCAGTTGTGCTATATGAACTAGAAAACGTATAATCGATTATCTCTTCAGTTCTAAATTCTACATCTGAATTTAATTCTGATTTGATAACCATATCTTTTTGCAAAATCAATGAATAATCAAAATTAGGTTTAACATTAGTACCACTACCTTTAGCCGGCAACAGCTGATATACTTCTAAATCTACAGAAGCGCCTATAACGTTTTTTGGTTTATAACCTCTGCCTATAGCGTGGTTATATACATTTGCTCTCTCTTCTCCATGTGTTATAAAAGATTCTTTAAGATTTACATCAGTATAGTAAGATAATACATCACCAACCCAAGCTGACATTTCTATGAACATCATTCCCGGATCTGATTCGTTAAAGTCATTATATGTACTTGAGAAATATGTTTTAGCAAAGTTTATAAGACCAGTTCTAAATTGGGCAAAATCTCTATTGATATATTTTATGTCTTTTTTAATTTCAGCCATCGTTGTCCTTAAACTAATGTATTAACTGTTTCTGTTACAAACAGTACTATTGAATTTTCAGCTCCATTGCTAGTTATTTTGTAAGTAAGTTCTATTTTAAGTAAATATTGGTCCGGATTGAAATCTACTATGATTTTGTTCATTATAATATAAGGTAACCAATAATTTATTTCAGTTCTTATATCTTCTCTTATAACTTCTAGTATCTCAGCACTTATAGACTCGAAAAGATAGTAGTGTATGCCTATACCAAATTCAGGGTGCATAACTCTTTCACCTTTTCTAGTAAGTAGTAAAGAAAATAAATTTGAATGTGCCTGCTCTTCAGTTGAATAACTAGATTCGAAAAGAGAAAATGTAGAATTTTCAGTTGGATCCATACTAGAAGACGCAGCGGTATTAGTATATGGCACATTTGTTTGATTCGAGCCAAACTTAAGTTTAACACCTATAGCAATATCTCTATCTAAATCGAGAGGGTTGTAAAAATACTGTTCTCTCTTTTGTTTTGCCAATTTTATTCTCCTAGCGGACCATGTTTTTTAGGCTTTATAAGATGTGAATAGTCTTTTGTCATTATATCATTGTGCACAGCTGCAGCTTTTTCAATATTACTACCAAGTTTAAGATCACTATCTGGTGTTGTTTGAATTGTATTTGCAAATGATGTAAAGTCAGTCGGAGCAGTCTTGTCAATACCGCCACCCATCATTTCTCTCTTGATATTTTCAAGTATGAGACCAACATCACCGTTCGGGTCTACTTCTTCTTCAGGAAGCATAGATATGCCAGCCGGTTTTTTGTTTGGTCTGTTCTTTATGTTTTCATGTAACTCATGAGCTTTGTTTAGTATTCTCACATCACTGTTGACACCACCAGAAATTAAATCTGCTTTTTTCAAAGCTTTATTTAACTCCTTCTCCAATATGCCTGGCAAAGTTTTTTCTAATTCTTTTCTAACTATCAACTGAAGAAGTTTTGCTAATTTTTGTAAGTCCATAATATTTTGTTTTTATATAAATATAATTCTTAAGTTAAACTAAATCATTTAATTCGTCTAACATATTTTTTACTTTGTCATCTATATTTTTTGTTTCAGTACCTATGTCTTTTGTTTTGTTTTTTAGAGCAGCAATTGCAGAACCTGACTGTTCCATCATTTTCTGACCCAAGTCTTTTAATTCCTGTGCAGCCAATACTGCAATTCCACCCGGAACAGCAGCAACTGATAATTTAGATGTGAGCATAATTATTTTTGAAACATTTTTAATAATAGTAAACGCAACTACTAAAGAACTAACAGCCATTCGCACCTGATCAATTGACTGAACTGTTGTTTCAATAGATTCTATTTTGCCTCTCATATCATCTATTTCTCTATCGTATTGTTCTTGAGTTATCTTCACGCCAACATCTTCTTCATCTGGCAAATTCATAAGCTGATCTTCTATTCCGGTTATACTACCAAATGCTTGCTCAACTATCATATTAATTGCTTTATTAATGAAATTTACTAAAAATGTTAAATCAAACATAATATTACTCTACATAATTAATTTTACTATTTATCTTATCTATACCAGCTTTCAATTTTCTCAGTTTAGTTGTTGCTATATTGAAAAATGAAATGTTTGATGGCGCCGGTGTACCACCGTTTGAAGTTGTATATGTACTTGTCAAAACATTAATCACTTCTAAAAGGCTATCTATTATACCTACTAACGTTCTCTCAGTCTGTTTACCAAGCAATACAGATTCTTTTGCATTATATCCTAGCTTTGTTTTTTTTGTGTTAAAAATAGCTTTCTCAGTGTCAACATTAAAACCTTTTTTTGCAGATATACCTACTCTTTTATCTGAGAACAAAAATATGTGATCTGAACCTGCTCTTATAATAACTCGAGATGAGTTGATGATTGCCTGACTAGATTTGTATTCTGAAAGCTTTTCATATTTTTCGTCAAATGATTTTAAATTATAATCATAATCTGAAAATTTTATTTTTTGTTTACTTGTTAACCAAACACTAGTTTTGTTTTTGTGAAGCAGCTCATAGTATCTATACTCTTCACCTTCTTCTATCTGCTCATTGTTTATTATCGTTATAGGATCTGTAGAATTGTCACCTTCCCAGTTCTTTTCTACTTCTGTGTCATCACTACTCTTACCAGTCGAACCAAGTCTTATAGTGTTTCCAAATCTACCTTCTATTATATAATCACCTTCTTCTAACTGTGGTTGTTTAATATCTTTATTTTGATATTCATTTTCATAATTCTCTTCATCTGATATATCTTCTTCAGCACCATATCCCGTTTCGCTTTTTATAATATCTCTACCAACAGCATTTGTTTTTTCTATTTGAGTAGTTCTAGATTTTATATTATTATTTGCATCACCATACAGATTAACGGCAGATTCATAGTAATACGTATCTATGTTAACATTCGCAGATGTTATTATACTCGGCGCTTTATATACATAAACGAGCTCACCTTTTACCGGCATCATCTTGATACTAGCATTTTTCGGATAAGCTCGAATAGTGTGCAAGTGATTAGCGCTGCTGTTAATTAGTTTTATAGTAGCTAAATAATTATTTTCAGCCGTTTCATAATCTACACTCATCACTTCGCCGTGAAGTATATTTTGATTGATTTTCAATTCATTATCCCGTAGCTGTTTTAATGTCTCTAGAAACTGTTAATAATTTTTCTTTTTCTTCTTCAGATATATCATCATTGTCATCTTCTGAATTGTTTTTTGTTATCAATCGCTGCACAACAGCCGATAGTTTAATAAATAACTCAGCTAATTTTGTGCCCGTATCTATATATTCTTTTATAAGCCTTGAAAGCGTAATCACTTTATCTACATTATTTTTATTGTCTCTTAATGACTTTTTTAACACAGACAAAACATCATCAATATATTTTTGCTTGGTGTTAATATTATTATATGCATCTTCAAATATATCAGTCAAAGATTTTTCGCCGAACACTTTACTATTTTTGTCCATACATTTTTCCTTTTATATAAATATTGATTAGTTTAATTTCCAATAACAAAACTATAAGTTGTTGTCACCTAAATCATCAAAATTATCTTTATATATTACTTTTATCTTATTAAGTACTTTTGTGATATAACTAGTTCTCATATTTGTTCGTTCTCTTATTAAAACATACAGAGATTTTTTGTTATAATCTTCTATAAGTTCTCTTTTGTTATATAATTCTATAAACGATTCGACAACACTTCTGTCTTTTCTATTTGGAAATAACGTTTCCATATTATTATCCAAATGTTTAACAAACATATGTATGTTATTTTTTATTTCCTCGTTTTTTTCTTTTCGATAGAAATTATCAAGTGATATGTTATCATCACTATTCTTTTTACCATTTGTTTTATTAACCAAACTATCATAAGCATCCTTGTTTTTCTGAATTAGATAGTTTTTGCCAATAACACTTAAAAATGAAAATGCCCTACCTCTAGAAGGATCATATCTGTATATTCTGTCTAAATAATATACAATCACCATATGTTTTACATCATCAAGCGGTTCTATAAAATAATAAGTTTTGAAAGTATGAATAAGATTTTCTATCATTTTATTCATAGGTTTCATTATATACTCGCCGTATATTTTGTTTTTTAATCTATTATCTTTTGATTTTATAAATGCTACTACGGCTTCTTCAACTAAAGGTGGAAAGTATACTCTTTCTTTCTTTTTAGTCTTTCTCGTTCTATACTGTACTTTATCCACTCTATCATAAAATATCTTAATTGGGTCAACGTCGAGATTTTCTTCTATTTCTTTCAATATGTTTAATCCAGCCAACCCTTGTTGGGGTATTTTTTTTGTTTCTTCTTTACTCATCTTCTTCTAATATTTCGTCTATTGTTTTGTCTGTTTTTTCCATAAAATTATCTTCTGAAGATAAATAAAGTTCTTCTATAATTTCGTATATTGTTTTAAACGTCTCACCGACTTCATCATCAGCTTCAAACGCACCCAGCTTATCAATTTCAGTCATGTTCTCATATGAATCCTTGAGTTTAATTTTTATCTTTACAATCCAGTCGTCATATTCGTTATTAGCTTCTAATAGTTCAGCAATTAATTTGTTTTTTCCTCTATTTATATAAGCATAAAAAGCAATTGCAATTGCTTCTAGAATTAAAATAGCTATTAAAATGTATAATATTATTTCCATAATTTTCTAATTCTCTATTTTGTTTACTTTAATTAATTTGTCTAAATATAATTTTCTTTCAATTGTAGCAGCCATAAAATCAGCTAAGTGCAAAACTACTACTAACTGATTTTGTAATCTTACTTCGGGCATTCGCAATGTATAATATGCTTTGTTTCCTTCATCGAATAAACCATCATGTAATTTGATTGCCAAGTATTCATTTTCAGTTAACTCAATGCCATGTTGTTGAAGCAAAAAAAGACTTCTATCTGGTACTTTCATATAACCAGTTTTAAGAGTATTTGTTTTATATATGTTTCCTTTTCTCTTCCAATACTCGCCGGTCTCAAATATATAATATGGTTCTTCAATAGTACCGATTTTTCCTAAATCATGATTGAGCGCAGCAAATATTCTTTCTTCTTCTGTAAAGTTTGGTTTAATATTATAAAACTCATATATCTTACTCTGAAAATCTGATAGCTGTATCACTCTCAATATATGCTCAACATAACCACCTGGAAAGCAGTTATGCATATATACATTATAAGATGCCGGCATGACAGCCATTCGCTCTTCGTATGAAGAATATAAACGAGTTAGTAATCTTTTTCTCTTGTCAGTAATATTTGATTCTATAATTTCTAGAATTTTATTCCAGTTATTCTGGATTTGTTTTTCTGATAATATCATACTATATAATTTAATAACCTCTCACTTTTTTGAGTTCTTTTTGTAACTTTTTAATATTTCTTGAAGCTTTTTTCTGGTCTGATGCAGAACCAGATATCGTCATTCTGCGCTCTTTATTAAGCTCTTCCAAAAGCTCATCAATTTTTATATTCTTTTCTCGCTTAGTGGTTTTTTTAGGCTTTTCTTTACTTTTCTTTTTAATGTCAGTAACAGGTAGTTTCCCTTTTTCTTTAGGAAATTCAACACCTTTTCTAAACACATTACCTACGGAATCAACAAACAAATTATAAAGCCTCCAACCTCGAGGGCGTTTCAATTCGTTATTACCATTAGATTTAATGATAGGTGGACCAACCATTTCTTGTACACATACAGAACATGTAACAGCGACAGTATCATGATCAATTTTTTTTACAATACCACCACACAGTTTACATTCCATTTCTTTGAATTGTGAATTGTGAATTTTACTCGTAACATTTTTTTTCATTATTTTTTATTTTTATCTCTAACATCTGTATAAAATTCAGGATTTTCCCATCTATAAGAGTCAGCTAGTGTATCGTTATTATAAAGGTAATCATTTTTTTCGACACTAGTGTCATCTTTTACTGCTTTTTTTTCATTTTGTTGATTCTCATATTCTCGCTCAATAAATGATCTAGTAATATTACCTTCTGGTATTTCTGATCTCATCTTCTCCATATCATCTTTAGTTATTTTAACTTCATTGTCTTCTCCACTACCGTCATCAGCTAATAAATCATTAAAGTTGTCATTAACTATTTGATTAAACTCTGGATCTAACTCTTCTTGTTGAATAAAGGGTTCGTAGTCATTTATATCGTTTTCTTTGGTTGGTTTAATATAGTCTATCAATGATTTAATAAAACCCAAAGCCACAACCGGTAATATTGCACCAGAAACAGCAGCTATAATTCTTTTCTGAGATAATACATCTAAAGTATTTAAGCCAAATAACTCTACCCAAGCTACATATTCTTCTAAATGAATATATGAGTTAAACATGTTTCCCATCATTTGCATTGCTGTTAAGACTATAAAAAGTGACCAGACAACAAATTTGTTAATTTTGTCTAATATCACTATCGAAGCCAATGATGCTGCAGCACCTAGTTCAAAAGCAATTGCTAACATTATAGACATTGCTCGAGTATTAGACATGTGAAAAAAGTCTATAACGTGAATTGTTGAAATTATACTGACAAAGAAATACAATATCAAAAACAGCGATACTATAGAAACTCTTACTACTTGATTTTTATTATAAGTCATCTTATTTCCCTTCCAATTCTAGCTTTTTAAGATATTTCCTGAGATTACCTATATCAGTGTCATATTCGTTCATACGGTCATCTGGTCTGACTGCAGTTCTTACAACCGCATTCCAATCATATAATATATTCTTAGATAATTCTCTGTTATTGATGTCGTTTATGACATCAGTTTGTGCTTTAGTATAAATGTTGTTAAACTTATCTAACATTAAAGAATCATTATCATGATTTTCTGAGATATGTTGTTTCAGTAAAGTTTTCGTTTGACAGCTATTACAAGTGCTAAATAAACTCAAAAATAATATCAGTACTAATAATACTAGCTGACCTATATTCATATCAACTAAATTTTTCATAATTTTTTTCTTTCAAAAGTGCATTTTTAAATATTTTTTTAATAGTTATTACAAACTAAGCTATTTAACTTTAAGAGAAAGCTATGTGTTGCTAGCAGCTTAAGCTATCTGCTCCTCAAATTCAACATCCTGTACAGCTATACAATATAAATAATGTGTTTTACTCTGCAAAACCCTTTCAGCATTAAGTAGTATCAGCAAATTTTTATAATATTGATCAGTAAAAAAGTCTTTTTTGACTTTTCTTAAAACAACATATAATACTCCTTCATGTTCAATTAATTTATTTTTAAGCATATTTATGAATGAGATATTGGAACAGAAAAACCAACTATTTTATATTCTCTACTTTTTATATTATTAATACTATAGCTATCCAACCTTTGTAGTATTACACCATAATTGAAAAACTCACTTACAACTATATCTAATATTTTTATTCTATTACTAGATAATACTATAGTATGTTCGTTTTGAGCTATATTAATAATATCACCTTTCACAAAACCTTTGTTGAGAGATGTTTTGATAATTTCATCTATAAATTTAAAAGCTTTAAATTCAGTATAAGCACTTAAAAGCTTTTCTAAATTATTAGTTTTCTCCTGCTGTGTAACCACATCTATGTTTTCTTTAGTGAAATACTCGTAAAGCGTATATAGCTTAGTAGATTTATCTAATGCACTATAGAAATCATATAATTCTTTATTCCACATATTTTTTTATGTTTCGTACCTACCAGTTCTTACCATTAGATTATATTGATTCATAGCATCTTCTAATGTCTCGCAAACACGTTTGCATTCACTTACGGTAAGTTCTATGTTTTTATTTCCGACTATTAATCTTCCAATTGTTGGTTGTTTTCCTTGCACCATTTTAAGTTTAGTGAACATTTCAAAATCTATACCCCAGTATAATTTACCAAGTTTTGATTCTTTGTCATCTTGTCCGTTTGCAAATGCTTGATTTAAAAAAGTGTTACGTTCAACTTTAGTGTTATTCATTTTTGTTTTGTTTATAATTACACATATATTATCATATATAATTATAATCTATAATCATAACGAATAACACTTACCCTTTCAATAATTGTTTTGTTTTGACTATAAAAGCTAATATTACTTGTTTACCTTTTTCAAAATCATGAGAAATATTTTCTATCATGAATGTTTCACCATCTAATACAATGCTTTCACCTATTTCTGGTTTACTTAGCATTTCTCTCTCATCTATGCTTTCTAAACTCTCTGTTTTATTTATAAATTTTACTATCATGATCTTTCCTTTCTACTTACAGATATAATTATCCATAACATTGTCAACACTACTATCAATTGACTCATCAGTGTTTTTAATTTTTTCATTTAACCACTCTGCTAATTCTTTTATATCTTTATAGTCTATATAGCATATACTAACTTGTCCGCCACGAGTGCAGACAATACTCATTTCTGGATTAAACTCTTCAGTAGTAGCATCAAAATGAAAGCGAATCATGTCGCCTTTATTGTGCTTATTTCTGAAGTCTAATCCATTGATATCATTTTTCATCTTTCTATGTATTTAATTTAAAGTGTGGAGTAGTCGGGAGTCGAACCCGAGTCCAAACAATATGTTAATCTACATTCATTCACAAGTTTAGTCATTTTCCATTAATTATATAGCTCACGTTATAATGACAATCTCTAGCTATCCCCATTTTCTTGTTGGGCTTCAACTACTATTTGATATATAATACTGCCATTGCTGGTATTAAGTATTCCAGTTATACATCTTTGTGGCTTAATAAGAATACTTTTTCAGCCGCTACGCGGGCAGCGAGTTTCTACGCTGCGATCGCTAGTTGTGCGTTATCGCCATTTAATGTATTTGATAGGATATTTAAGTACTTCCATCTAGTACTACCTGCATCATGTAAAAGAACTGTGTATTGAATGTCAAATCACCAATACTACCCCCTTTATAATTATTTTAATCTATTTCTAGTTTGCATTTGAAATTCTATCCAAACTTTTCCAGCTTCATTTTCAACTGGTGCTTTTAAAAATTTTTCTACTTTTTTAATCTGTGGTTTGTTATACTGTTTGAAAAACTCTTCGCCTTCTTCTGCAGAATTGTCAACTATTACGAAATTGTCTCCGAACATTTCTTGGTACTTTCCTAAGTTTTTTTGTACAGTGTGCCAAAGCTCTTCGATTAAATCTATAGGTAACTGTCTTTTTCTTCTCTGATTTCTCTTTTGTGCAGTTTCTAAATCTGTATTAACAAACACCATACCAACATCATAACCTAGACTTTCTAATACTTTTTTTTGGTTTCTAGTTTTCTCATAATTTTGTCCAGTTCCATCTATAATTAAACCTAATCTCCCTTGTTTAAAAAAATCTTTTTGTTTATCAATTATTGCTTTTGCTTTTGCCCTTAAGCTGTTATCACCAACAGTAAGTTTTTTAAATTCTTCGGGTGGCAAATTCTGTAAATCTTTTGGATCATAGCCTTGCTGTTTTAACATCTTCTCAAACTGTATGTCGTTTGCAACTTGTTTTAAGCCAAAATTAGAAAAAGATCGTATTGTTTCTTCACTATCTATTCCAAATATTTGTTTACCAACCCATGACTTACCAGAGCCGGGACCACCTGCTAAAAATATAGCTTTCAATATACCCTGATCATAAACACCTTCAGTTATTAATTTGAATAATTTAATGTTAGTCATCTAGCGTTCACTCCTAGTTTTGTTTTTTAGTTTCAATCTATAATTCATCCAAACTTTTCCAATTGCATTTTCTACAGGTTTGTTTAAGAACTGTTCGATTTTTTTTATTTGATTTTTAGCATTTTTAGAAAAAACTTCATCTCTGTCTTCTTGTATTATATCTGAATTGTCTATTATAATGAATAAGTCAAACATGTTTTGGAAACTTCCCAAATTTCTTTGTACGCTTTTCCACATTTCTTCAACTAAATCATCTGGTAAAACTCTTTTTCTTTTGCTATTTCTTTCTAAAGCAGTTTTTAAATCAGTGTTAACAAATATCATTGCGGTATCATACCCAAGTGCTTCTAATGATCGTTTTTGTCTTTCAATCTTTTTCTGATCTTTTCCAGTTCCATCTATAATTAAACCAAGTCTACCAGATTCAAAAAACTTTTTCTGTTTACCAACAATCTCCTTTGCTTTCCCTCTTTTACTATCACCACCCATACTTATTTTTTTAAATTCTTCTGGTGGTAATTTAGCTAGATCAGCTATGTCAATATCACTGCTTTTCAATATTCTTTCAAATTGAATATCACTATTTATAAGTTTTAATCCATAGTGTGATGATATATCAGTTGCTGTTTTTCCACCTACACCAAATATCTTGTTAACAACCCAAGATTTGCCAGAAGCTGGTCCACCGGCTAAAAATACAGCTTTGAGTATGCCTGGGTCATATATACCTTCTGTTATAATATTTTCTAGATTAAGTTTCATCTTTAAACACCTCTTCGCCCCATATTTTTGTTGTAAATTTATATTGTGGATTTTTTCTTTTAACTTTATCAACCCAGTCTTTTTGAATAAACTCAGCATCATCATCTGCATAAGATTCACCTAAAGCAAATGTATCTGATTTACCATCTCTTTCCCAAAATATATACTTTGATAACATATCTGAATAATCATCATACGTATATCTTTTATTAGGTAAGTATGGAGTGTTCTTTCCCAACCAGTTTAAAAGATGCATATGTATAACACCGAAAGCATCATCAATTACAAACAAATCACCTTTCTCATCACTGATAGCTCTGATATTAGGTTTCATTCTTTTTATGCTTCTTGGGTTTATAAAAACTTCTACATCTTCTTTTGTGTCTGCATTATAATATCCAAGAAATGCTTCGTTCATTAACGTACTAAGTAATATTTTCATTTTATATAAATATACTCAAGTAAGCTAATTAGTACTCCGAGTGGGAGTCGAACCCACAAAATCTACATTTTGAGTGTAGCACGTATACCTATTCCGTCACCGAAGCATTTAGCTCCCAGGGAAGCCACCATCATTTTGATCCCAAAACATTGTCCATATTAATGCAGCTATTAAAGCAGCAAAAGATATTCCTATTATTATACTTATTGCTATACACATAATTTTCATTTTTATAATGATTCTAATGTTTTATCGAAACTTTCTACTTTTTCACAAACTTTTTTGTATACACTTTCAACATCAATCATATCTCTACCTGAGTAATCTTGACGACTACAAGCATCTGCTAACAATTTACCAGATATAATACCTAACTGCGCGCCGGTCAACATTGCCATAGCCAATCCTGTATTTCTATTGCATATATCACTCCATAGTACATATAAATCAGTACCATAAATACCAAAAGTGTCTGCTAGTAACATTGAGTGTAAACCACCCATCTGATTACCAGGATCTATTTTTTCAGCATCGGTTATCAACTTCATCATAAATGTCATTGCTCCAGGATTGCCGTTTGACATTTTAGCAACAGCAGAAATCATATTATCTGATAATTTAATTCTACTTTCTTTCATTTTCATTTGATTTTATTTTTATAACAGTTAATTTAATTGTGGGCCGGGAGAGATTTGAACTCACGACCTTTGCATTATGAGTGCACTGCTCTAACCATCTGAGCTACAGGCCCTTACTTTATACTTTACATACCTAAAATCAACGCTTCTGCAAATACTCCGTTGTCAAAATCTCGAGATAATTGCATTACATTTTTAAATCTATAGTAAGCTGCTATTTTAGGATCATGATCAATTTT